ACTTGAGCAGGCCCTGCGGGAGCTTGAACTGGTCCGTGGCGGGCTGCGAGATCGTCATGATGATCGAGCGCTGGGTGATGATTCCCGCGACGCCATCGACGGTCAGCCCGTGCTTGCCCTGGAAGGCTCTGACTGCCTGCTCGGTCTTCGGCCCGAAGTAGCCGTCCGTGTCGAGCCCCGGGCTGATCACGGCCAGGTTGATCTGGAGGCCCCAGCAGTCGGCCCCGTTCATGCCGTTCTTGAGCGCGAAGCGGTAGCGCGGCGAAGGCTGCCAGTCCATTAGATCTGAGCAGCCCCGCCTTGCGACGACGACGGAGGTGGAGGAGAGAGGGGCACGTCCGGCGGCGTCGGCTCAACGTCGGGGTTGTAGTCGCCCATCTCGCCGGGGCTCGGCGGGGGCAGCGCAGGCCCGTTGAAGATCTCTCCGGCGATGGCGTTCTCCCACTTCTGCCAGCCGGTGAGCCACTTCTGGTGCCCGGCCCACACGATCAGCGTGGTCAGCCCGAACACGAGCGCCTGGCTCAGCCACTTCGTGATCGAGGACTGCTGGGTGTGGAAGCCCGACAGGAAATGCAGGTGGACGTAGACCCAGTTGACGATCGCGCCGGACAGNATCGAGATGTAGGGACCGGCGAAGGCGATGATTCGGTTCAAGGGGATCTTGCTGCTGGCGTCAGGCATCGGCTCTCCTACTTGTATTTGCGACGCAGCGCAGCGATCGTCGCAGGCCCGACGACGCCGTCAGCGGTCATGTGGTTGTCGCGCTGGAAGTGCTGGACTCCAGCCTTCGTACCAGGCCCGAAGCTGCCGTCGATCGCTTTCGGGTGAGTGCGGTCGGCCTTGTGCAAGTAGCCCCCGCGCACGAGGTAGATCTGCACTTCTTCGACATCCGTGCCGGACATGCCCAGTTTGAGCACGCGCGGGCCACTAGGAGGAGCGGTGCCGTGCCAGCTCCCGTTCCACTTGATATGCCACCACTCGCTGGGAGCATCGCTCGTCCGCTTCGAGAAGCCGAAGGGGCTACCGATTTGATCGATGGCCCACCGATCCCACTGGGAGTAACAATCGATTGCGAGCCCCCAGCCGTGGTTGGAAGTGCCGGGGTAGGCTGCGAGGTTGCCTCGTCCCGAGCGGTAAAGATTCCAGAAGTACACCTGCTGGGAGTAGGTACGGTACGCCGACCGCACACTGATGGAGCGACCCCACCGCTTGCGCGCCGCCACGCACATCGCATTGAACGCAGCCGCAGCATTGCGTTCCATGTAGTAGCCGTTGCCTATGGGTGCCAGTGCTGATGCGGGTAGGTTTCCGTTACTACTCATAGCAACACTGTTGACAAAAGCAGGCTCCAGCGTCTGACCCCGTCCACTGATCGAACGCTGGAGCCACGATGGGCTTGGGGGCGATAGGGCTGGTGCCCGCCTTCACAGGGGCATGAGAAAGACGAACAGTCGCCCGAGATCTGCGCCATCGCGGGCAGTGTATCTCCAGAGCGACGCACTGTGAAGGTTTCTTTATGACTCGCAGCACTGACGGCGAGTCGCGATGTATCTAGAGCGTAGCTACAGTGTCACTGGGCTTCTGAGATGTCAGATAGGAAAGTGAGATCACCTTCCCATATCTCAGATGCCTGGATCGCTGCCTTGTGCTGATCAATCGCCGCATGTTTGGCAGCAGGAACACGATTCTTGATGAATGAATCCACTTGCTGTGGATCATGCCCCATTGACTCAAGCCTGTGTGAGACCTCTGCTACTTGATCCGGTGTGATGTTGCCGATGAGCTTACGCAAATACCCCTGCGGTGTAGCAACACGGAGCCGCCGACGCCCGCTCTGCATCGACCCTCCCTGGCGCATTTGGTGATCGAGGGCGTCAACGAGATCGTTGAGTCGCTGCTCCTGAACAGCGGCCAGAAACTCCGATGGATCAACAGCTTGAGGGTTCTTCGCGTGGGCATTGATGAAGTCCTGGATGTCGGCGAGTTTGGGGCTGTCGAACTCGCGTGCGGCCTGACGCACGGCGTCGGTGAAGCGCTTCCACTCCAGCGGGTCCACGTTGGCCGGAGCCTTGTGCGGGACTTGCGGCACGGTATGGCCCCTACCGAACTTCCCCGAACGGACGTCGTGCAGCTTGTTGCCGCTGGCCTGGCCGCTGGCGACGTCGGACACGCCCGCGTTGGGCACGTCGGCCATCAGGGCCGGGAAGCCCGTCACCGGGTCAGTGATCAGTTCCGGCATGTTCGATCAGCGAGTCGCCCACGGCCATCATGTACGCGCGTGCGTTCTCGTCGGAAAGATTCTCGGCGAGCACGATCGTCTCGTTGACGTCGTCGTAGTGCGCGAGGATGCCGTCGCCGAGATCGCGGCGCTCGACGGTCAGGTGCGTCGCCGGGAGGATGCGCCAGGCGAGCGTGCCGTTAGGATGCTCGCGCTCGCGTAGCGCTTCATCAGCCGTGAATAGCTGGCCGTTTCGATCCATGCACTCCTGATCGGTGGGGCCGTGCTGGGCGTCGATGGCCTGGAGCGTGGTGGCTCCGGCGGCTTGGGCGGCGAACACGGTGGCGGCGTTGTAGACGTCACGCACCTCGGTCCGGACGAGACGGTCAGATTTCCAATCTGGGAAGTTGACGAAATGCTCTCTGGCACGGTCGGTCAGCTCCTTCAGCTCGATCTTCGGATTGTCGGCCAGCGTGGTGGCGACGAAGTCCCGCAGCTCGGTGCGCGTGGTGGTGGCGACCTCGGTGGCGATCGTGGCGATGTGCTCGTCGATCCACGCCTGGGTCTCGTCGGGGTCGAGCTTGCCAGAAAGTTTCGAGCGGCTCAGCTCCAGCTTCGAGGCTCGATTGAACATGCTCGTGAAGATGTCCTTGGTCCGTTGCAGCGTCGGCACCCAGCGCTTGGACATCTGCCAGTCGGCGAGCATCTTGGTGGCCTTCGAGACCCAGTCCGAGACCGACAGCTCGACGGACGTGCCGGGGATGTTCTCGGTCTCATCAGACAGCGTGGCCTTGTCCAGCACCGTCATCGCGCTCGCGTACTCGTCGGTGTAGAGCTGGTTGTAGAGCAGCCAGAGCTGGCGCGCGAAGCCCAGAATCGCCTTGTCGGTGTAGTGCTGAGAGTCAGGGAGACTCTCAATGAACGCGGTGCCGGACGAGGAGAAGAGCACGATCGGGTCGTCGGGGCCTGCAACGTAGGAGAAGCCGGTCGAGGACGGGACGACGCCAACGCCACCGGGCTGAGGGGTGACGGCCGGAGGAGCCCCAGGAGCGCCAGGAGGAGCCCCAGGAGCCGGAACCTGTTGCTGGGCCTGGATCAGCGCCGCCTGCTTCTGCTGCGTGGCGAAGTCGGCGAGCGGGACACCGGCCTCTTCGAGCACCTCTTTGAGATCGATCAGCTTGAGCAGCTCGTTGACTCCGGCCTGCTGCTGGCCGATGAGCTGGATCACCTGCTGCGTGAATGTCACGTCTACGTCGGCAAACCCCTGCATTTGGAAGTTGGCCACGCCACCGTTCTGGAGGAACTCCGGGTAGTTGACGGCGAGCCACTGGGGGATCAGCCAGCGGTCGATGGTCTCGACGATCTGCGCCGCCAGGACCGCCTGGCTCTCGGTGAAGCTGGCGAACATCTGGGTGGCGACGTTGCGCGAGGAGGTGCCGCCGCGCCCCTCGAAGAAGGCTTGCTCCGGCACCGCCAGCGAGCGCACCTTGGAGATGTCCAGGTACTGGAAGCTCTGATCGAAGGGCTCGAAGTGGACCGCGTTCTGGGTGAAGTCGATCTCCCACTGGCGGATCGTGCCCTTGCCGGTGGCGTCCTCGTAGACCTCGGAGGGGAGCGCGATCACGCCGCCGGAGCGCATCCGCTCGCCCATGGTCAGGGCGTAATCGGCGTAGCTCAGCGTCTGCCCCGTGGTGTCGTCTACGAACTCGCCTTCAGGGTGGTAGACGAGAACGGAGGGGTCAGCCTTGCGCTCGAACGCGCGATCGGCGATGGCCCACCGGAACCAATAGCTCCACCAGTAGCGATAGGCGTAGCCGAGACGCGGATAGCCGTAGATCGAGCCGAAGTTGTGCTCCCGCTCGTTGGTGATCCAGAGCGAGTGGTAGAGGTCGATCGTGTAGGCGGTGGTGATACCGGACGTCGTCGGCGGTGTATAGCCCTGCTGGGAGGGATCGAAATCGATCCCGTTGAAGGAGCCATCGCCACCCCAGACCGGCTCGCAGGCTTCGGGCTGCATCGCCACGAAGGGCTTCCAGCGGATCGGCTGGATGCCGCCTTGCGCCCAGATCGGCTTCTCGGTCTCCGCTCCGGTCTTGGCGTCGGTCTCGATGTAGGTCCCGGCCGGAATGCCCAACTCGAAGCGCTTGGCGATCGGCTGGAAGCCGAAGTCGAGGGAGTTGGTCCACTGGAAGACGAAGCTCGCGTAGATTCGGCGCAGATCGAAGTCGAGGTGGGCAGCGATCTGAGGGTTCGGCCCGTCCTTGTCCTTGGCGTTGATGACCCACTTGGCGCGGATGTGGGGCGTCTTGATGAAGGAGAGCCCGAAGGCGAGCATCGGATCGCGACGCATCGCGCGCAGGCGCGAGAGCGGGATGTGCTCGACCTCGAAAGGGTTACCGAGCTGATCAGCCGCCTGCCTCCAGTTGGCGAAGACGGCCTGCTGCTGCTGAGAGGGCGCGATCTCCTTGCCAGCGGCCGACGCCCGGATCGCAGCGGCTTCCTGCGGGGTGATGTCGCCAGGAACAACGGCACCGCCGCCACCGTGGGTCTTGGCCCCGTTGGCTGCCGACGTTCTGGTGATCTTCACTGGAGGCATTACGGCTCACGCACCAGTGGCCCGCCCAACGACTTGCGCCACCGATCGAATTCGTTCTCGTCCTTGCCACGGAAGCCTATCGGCCCAGAGGGTGTCGGTCGAGTGATCGTCACCTGAGCCTGGCGATGAATCGGCCGAGACGATGGCACTGCTCCGGATCGCAGCGCACGCTTGCGGATCTTCTTGATGTTGGCCACGGCGTAGCGGAAGTCGGACATGCAGTGGTTGAACTCGTCGATCTGCTTACCAGTCTGCGGATCACGCCGCCAAGCCTGGCCCTCCTTGACGAACATCGGGCAGCGGACCACATCAACGTAGAAGAGATCGTCATCCACGATCTCCTTGATGGCCTTGACGTGCTCGTCGAACTCGCGCGTCGTGTGCCACTTGGTGAAGAGGTGCATCTCCTTCCAGTCCATCCGGGCCGACTTGCCCTGCGGGTCGGCGAAGCGCTCGAAGACCCGGAACGTCGGAAAGATTCTGCGCCAGTAGTCCTCGCGGTCCTTGACCATGTTGCCGAGCTGGGTGTTGCCGATCTCGGCCTTGTAGATCTCGTCGAAGCACACCAGCGTGCCCTCGCGCAGCCGCTTGATCTCCTCCAAGAATGAGACGACCTCGATCTCATAGGCCAGGAGCTGGTACCAGTTCACGGCGTGGGGGTTGGTGCCGCCCCAGTCCACGGCCAGGAAGATCGGGCCGTTGGCCGGGTCGGGCATGTAGCCCCGCAGCCCGTTGCGCTGCTCGGAGAACGTCGGCATGTAGTGGTGGCGCATCTCTGGCTTGGCGCAGAGCTGCTGGCACTCGAAGGTCTCGCGATCGTTCTCCTTGAACTGCTTGGCCAGCTCGACGTGCGGCTGCCAGCCCCGCGAGCGGAAGAAATCGCCCTTGCAAATGTCGGACATCAGCCGAGGCGTGCCGTCGTCCCACTCGCCCTTGCGGATCAAGTTGCAGGAGCACATCTCCAGCGGGTTGCGGCCCAGCTCGCGGAGCCGAGCCTGGCGGCGGAAGACGTTGACCATCCTACAGTCTGCCTGTTCCGCAGCAGTCTCTTTGATACACCATATATACAGCTTGCGTGGAGGCTTGAAACCTTCTCGGATGGCTCGTGTGATCTCATCGATCAGCTCTTGCACACGTCCATTAGGACCCTTGCGTGTGGACGTAGCAATGTCCTGCGGGCGCACCATACGTCCGTCAGCTAGCACCTTGCTGACTGTCATGTTGCGGCTCTCCGCCCACGTCCCACCGTCCATCAGCTCGATCTCGTCGGCGTGGGCCTTCTGTGGGTGGGGGCCGTTGACGGCGGCGGGAGTACCAGGCAGAACTTCCACCTTGGACCCCCACTTCCACAGCGTCTCGCGCATGAGCGAGGAGACGATCTCCGGGCGACGATCGCCCTCCTTGTCGTAGATCCACCCCTTCAGGTGCGCGTAGCAGCGGAGCGACTGAGCCTCAGTAGCTCCGAAGGTGCAGCTCTCACAGCCCTGCTTGAACTTCGAGTTGAGCCAGTGCAGGATCGCCACCATGAGCGTCTTGGCCCCGCCCCGGTTGGCCACTCCCAATCCCGCGTCGATCCGCTCGAAGTAGAGATCGGCCAGGAAGGTGAAGGGAGCATCGTGGCCCTCGCAGACGCTCGTGCGCGGGATGTTGAAGCCCAGCTCCCGCTTGATCCAGGCGTGCAGCTCGTCGTCGTTCTGCGGCCCGTAGACCTCCAGCCGGTGCTCTAGCTCGGCCTGGGCACGGAACATCTCCTGTA